TTGATTTCATCCGTATTAGTATATTTAATAAAACGTAAGGGAAACCTTGCGTTTTTTTCTTTGCTTATAAAAAACCTTTTAAAACTCTACACATACATACAAAAATATGCATATTTTGCGATAGAGTTACATATAATATTACATTTGTTTTACAAAACCGTAACATTAGCAAAAAAAATCCCGAATTATGGTATAAATTTTATAGGTTATATACGGAAAAAGAAAAAAGAAAGCGGTGTAAAAAATAAAATGAAAAAGCTAAAAATGGCATCTTGCGCATTAGTTGCAGGGTTAATGTTTTCAGGGCTAACACCAAATGTATTTGCAGAAGATAAAATTTCTGACGTGAAATCACAAATTAATACACAAAATGACACTTTACATAAACAACAACAAGAACGTGATGAATTACAAAAACAAATGAATGACTTAAACAAAACAATTCAAGGTTTAGATAAGTCTGTTCAAGAGAATGCTGCAAAACTTGATGAAACAACGAAAAAAGTTGCAGATACTGAGCAATTAATCGAAAAGAAAAATAAAGATATTGCAGAATTACAAACGAAAATTGCAAAACGTGAAGAGTTATTAAGAAAACGTTTAGTTGCACTTCAAGAACAACCAAACACGAACGTTGTAACAGAAGTTCTTGTAAACTCTAAAAACGTTGCAGATTTAGTTGATCGTTTAACTTCTGTTTCTAAAATTCTTGAGTCTGACGAAGATATCATGAAAACGCAACAAGAAGATCAAGCGAACGTGAAAAAAGATGTTGAAACGGTAAAAACAAAGCAAAAAGAATTAAAAGAAGCACAAGCTCAAATTGAAACTGCTAAGAAAGAACTTGACGCTGAAAAAGCGAAAAAAGCAACAGCAGTAAACGATTTAAGCGGTAAAATGGATACAGTTGTAACTTCAATGACAAGTACGGAAAGTCAATTGAAAGAACTTGAAAAGCAAGCGCTGCAATTACAACGTATTGCTGAACAAGAAGCGCAAGAAAAAGCTGCACAAGAAGCTGCAGCAAAAAAACAAGCAGAGCAAGCTGCTAAAGATGCGCAAGCTCAACCAGCACAAGCGGCGGCACCTGCTCAGCCAGCAGCGCCAGCAAATAACGGTGGACAAGCTCAAAAAGAAGAACCTAAAAAAGAAGAACCTAAAAAAGAAGATAAAAAACCAGAACCGACACCAGGCCCAGCTCCGGTTCCTGGCGTAATTGGTAAAGCACAACAATACTTAGGTATGCCATATGTTTGGGGAAGTGCATCTCCGTCAAATGGTGGTTTTGACTGTAGTGGATTCATTTCTTACGTCTTCGGTGTAGGTCGTCAAGACGTTAACGGTTACTGGAACTCAGTTTCTAAAGTAAGTAGCCCACAACCTGGAGATTTAGTATTCTTCCAAGGTACTTATAAAGCAGGCCCATCTCACATCGGTATTTACGTTGGTAATGACCAAATGATTCATGCTGGTGATAAAGGTATTGCTTACTCTAGCTTAAGCAGTAGCTACAACCAAAAACATTTCTTAGGATACGGTAGATTCTAGGATTTATAATCGAATAAAACATGTGTATAAAGTCGATAGCTTACTATTTTATAAGTAGGTTATCGGCTTTTTTGAGTTTTTACGAGATTATGAGAAAGGTTTATAGTAGTGCTGGAGGTGGTTGCGGATGTTTGCTGGGAAACAGTTGCTATTAGAAGAACTCTCTTCAGATTTAGGGAGAGAATTAAGTGATTTAAAAGAGAAGGGAGAGGTCATATGTGTACAAGGCGTAATAAAAAAGGCTTCTAAATATATATGTCAGCGCTGCGGAAATATAGAGCAGCGGCTATTTGCATCATTTTTATGTAAAAGATGCGGTAAAGCATGCATGTATTGCCGGAAGTGTATAACGATGGGGAGAGTTAGTGAATGTACTGTACTTGTTCGAGGGATTAATGAAAGAAAAGGAGAAAGGGAATTAAATTTGTTACATTGGAAAGGAACTTTATCTACTGGTCAGGAATTGGCGGCGCAAGGTGTTATAGAAGCGATTAAGCAGAAAGAATCTTTTTTTATTTGGGCTGTGTGAATAGCCGGAAATGAATACATAAAATAATTTATTAAAAACGCCAAATGATTTTGACGTTATTTTGATTGATATAAATCTGTTCTATGAAGTTGTTGATCATAACTTGTTTTTCTTTAAAATCTAATGTTTCAAATGCATCATCTATAGCAGTTAAGGTTACTTCATGAGAAAGAGATTCTTCTTCAGAACGTTGTTGTTTAAGAAGGAGCTTTTCTTTTTCTAAATTCAGTTTCTCCATTTGCTGTTCTAAAAGGCTTTTACTTATGTTTGTAGTATTCATAAATAAATCAAGCAAACGTTCCATTTTCTTATCTATATCTTTAATTAGTTTTTCATAATTTACTTTTTTCTCTTTTTTATTAGTTTGTTTCTTTTCTTCAGTTAAATTTTTTAATTCAGATATAATAACTTCTTCAAGTTTTTTTCTGGACCAAGTTTTATTCATGCATCTTTCTTCATATTCAGCTGGGAATCTCTTGGCTCTACAAATGTAATAATAATATCTTTTGGATTCAACATCCTTAGATTTACCTGTACTGTAGGCTACATAATTCTCTCCACAACAAGAACAGGTTATTAGCCCTGATAATAAGCTTTGTTTAGCTTTATGGGCATTATGTCCCTTGTGACGTTTTAAAAGCGCCTGTACACGTTTAAATTGCTCTGATGAAATGATAGGTTCATGTTGACCATCGTATTCTTTTCCTGAAAAGGTTACACGCCCTATATATAATGTATTAGAAAGAATGTCCCTATATCTTCGAAATCTCCAAATAGGATAACCTTCCTCTTTTAAAACTTCCTGCACTTTAGTAATTGAATAGTATTGTTCATATAAATCAAAAACCCTTTTAATATGAGCAGCTTCGTCTTTTTTTATTATTAAGTGTCCATCTTTCCTAGTATAGCCAGATGGATCATAGTCTCCACCGTTACCTCTTAAACCGTTTTCCGCTCGTTTAATATGCCCCATTCTCATACGTTCTGCAATTGTTTCACGTTCTAATTGAGCAAATACAGATAGAATACCAATCATTGCTTTACCGAATGGTGTGGAAGTATCTAATGTTTCTGTTATAGATACAAAGTCTACATTGTTTTTCAAAAAATGTTCTTCAATTAATTCTAAAGTATCTCTTTGAGAGCGAGATAACCTATCCAATTTTAATACAACAACTGCATCTATGTTTTTTAAATCAGTTATAAGTTTTTTTATACCAGGGCGCTCTAAATTTGAACCTGAATAACCACCGTCTATATATTCATTATAGATGTCCCAATTCTTTGCCTTGCAAAAAGCTCTTATTCTTTCCCGTTGAACTTCTATACTATAGTTTTCAACTTGGTCCTGCGTACTAACACGAATATATATAGCTGCTTTAGTCAAAATAATCACCTTTTACATTTAGAATTTAGCGTTAAGAGGTGCCATATACCAAACTAATTTTCCTTTTACTACAACAGGAGTGTGTTCTTGTGTTTTAGAATCATAAAATTGTGTTTTATATTCAGGATTATAACTTTCAGGTTCTAAAGTAATGCCATCTTGGAACTTATAAAATCTTTTTAGGGTTGCATCAAATCCATTAACCGCAACTGCAGCAATATCTCCATTTTTAATTTCAATGTCTGGATCTATCAACGCTAACATATTTGGTGGTATTACTTTACTCATACTATCGCCAACTACTCTTAATAAAAAAGCATGAGGATGGCTATCAGTTATTTCAACTGGAACATTAATCCACTCTTCCACAGCAACCATTTCAAGTGGAGTTCCAGCAGATATTGCTCCAAGTAGTGGTACAGGCTTACAGTTGTTTTCAATTTTTGGCTGGTTAGGTCTGATGTGAGTAACATTAGAATCTTTATCTTCGATGATGTCACTTTTTAAAATCCCAAAATGATCGGCTATTTTTTGAAGTGATCCCATTCTTGGTTCTTTTAGTCCTTTTTCCCAAGTTGATACTGCTTTATCTGAAACACCTGCGATTTCTCCGAATTCTTTTTGTGAAAGATTATGTTTATCCCTTAATTTTTTAATATTTTTTCCTATGCTCATTTTAGTGACCTCCGTCAACTTTATATCTATAATATTATACTAAAAGTAGAGTTTATTCAATATAAAGTCGAAAAAATTCTACTTTAAATTCTTAAAAATGATATAAAAGTAGATTACTATAGTTTTTTTAGTGTTGACATTCTACTTTTAGTAGATTATCATGAGTTTACAAGCGAATAGAAACGAGGTGAAAGTGATGATTCTCACTATTAAACAAGCGCGATTACTAAAAGGTTTTACGCAAAATGAAATGGCGCAACAGCTAAATGTCCATGTTCAAACGTATAGAAACATGGAAAATCATCCTGATGAGGTGACTGTAGGAAATGCAAAGAAAATTTGTGATTTGCTAGAAATTAGTTATGATCAAATTTTTTTTAATGTAGACTCTACTTTAAGTAGAGTTGAAAGTGGAGTCACTCTTGGAATGTAGAAGGTGAAAGAAATGATAGTTAGAGAAGGCATTGAGGTAACTAGAATAACCTTAGATGGTTATGAATTACCGATACCAGAAGGATATTCCGAGTTTCTACTTCGTGCTGGATATTGGAGGTACGGTGAAAAAGTAGAAAAAATCAATCATGAGGAAATTTTGTCGAATTATGAAAGAGAAGTAGTAATAGAGGATGGCAAGTTGTGTACAAATTTAACTTATATTGGAAAACAAAATAGATAAGGAAGGTGACCAATCATGAACGGAGTATTATCCGCAAGTAAATTAATGAAAGCATCTCAAGTATGTAAGCAATGTGCTGAGATGCGTAATAATCCTACACAAATGTTTGTAACTGAAATGAGAGCAAAGCGTAAGTTAAGTGAAATGAACCGTAAGGTTTCAGCTCGAAGGGAGGTGAGTTAATTGAAGGAAGTAACGTTGGTTTTAAAATCAGGTGCTAAAGCAAGTTTTACAGCTGAACAATTTAAAACAATTATAAATGGTTTTGGTGCTATTGAAAAAATTGAATGGGACACAAAAGGGTTAAGAAAACAGTTAGTTCATCTAAATAAACATAATATCGATGCAATATTTGTGGAAGAAATCACCGAAAAGGAATCGATTAAGGAGCCTGATCATCCAATTGAAGATTTCTATGGTTGTGAAATTAAGTGGGATGATAAGTATTTTATGTTTGGACAGTATGCCGTACTTGAAAAGAATTTAGCAGCATACCTAATTGAGCAACAAAATGTTGAATGCTTTCGAGCTGTATAAAAGAAAAACCACCTGCGCCAACAGGTGATTTAAGTAAAAATATTCACAGTCATTATAGCATGAATTGATTTTGTGTAAAGGAGGGACAAGCTTGAAGAACGGTAAGAAGCCAAATAAACGTGAAAAGATTCATATTCAATCATTCAATTTAAATCCAGAACATTGGTTGATTTTTAAGAAAGTAAATGAGGAATTGCACCTGGTACATCGTTTCACTGGTGCAACACGTATGATTCCAAATTCATAGATTAGGAGAAACGTAATGGATAAACAATTAGAAGCAAAAACTACGTATCTAGTCAGTGTAGGTAATTTATTTGTCAGTAATCCAAATCCATTAGTAGTAACGAAATTAGTAAAAAGCGCAATGGAATTTGAATACGAAAAATCAAAACAAGTAGCCAATGATGTTGGTGGAGAAGTTATCCGCAAAACAGTGGAATATGCCAGGGTGGTGGAATTCTAATGGATATTAAAGCGATTGAAAATAGTGTACAAGCTATTCGCTTAGCTGAAGAGCAAGGAATTCTGGGCGTTTATCCCGAGAATCAGGTTCATGTGAGACATCAATTATTAGAAAAACTTTTAACTGAAGAAGGGGATTTAGAAGTGGTAAAGCGTGATGATTGGGAATACTCTCTTCAAGTTGAGTTTACGAAAAATGGTTTTACATATCTTTCTCTTTATACTGCACGAGAATTTAAAAATACATTTGGAGGTAATATCGATGAATGCATTACAACAAAATGAATTATTAGAAGTGGACCAATTACAAGATGCGGAGCAACAGTTTGAAATTACGGATATTAACGGTTTAAATTGGGCATTCCGTAAATTAACGGCTCTTAAAGCGCAAGAAAAGGAAGTTACAACACTAGCAAATGTTGAACGTAATCGTATTACTGAATGGGAGCAAAGTGAATTAAAGCCCATCCACAATACTATTTCATTCTTTGAAACTCATATCCGACGTTATCATATGGAACAACTTGCAGAAGATCCAAAACAGAAAACAATTAGTACGCCTTACGGTAAATCAAAAACTCGTAAGAGTAAGGAAGCGCCGGAGCAGAAAAATAAACATGATCTTCTCCAATATGCTATTGAAAATGAACTTGATGATTGTATAAAGAATGAAGTCAGCTGGACTGATTTAAAGAAAAAATTAAAAATAGTTGAAATCAGCGGTGAAAAAGTTGTTGTAGATGAAAATGGACAAATTGTTCCAGGGGTTACGGTTAAGCCTGAATCTATTTCTTATAGTGTGGAGGTGTAATAAAAATGGCTAAAGTAAAAGTTGAATTAGATATAGATTGGTTAGAAGAAGGTGAAAACCTTGATGATTTAATCAAAAGTCAAGTTATCACTGGTTTACAAGACAGATTAATTCAAAAAGCAGAGCAAAAGGTTTTAGCGAAAATTGAACGCGAAGTTGAGGAAAAGGCAAATGAGGTTGTAGATAATTTCATTCATGGAGCCTTAGAAAAGAAAATCGATGAATTAAAAATACCATATAAGAAAAGTGGTTGGGGTTCAGAAGTGGAATTAATGCCGATTAGTGAGTTTATTGGTATGAGGTATGAACGATATCTAACTGAAAAAACACTTGATGAAAATGGCCGAGAGGCTAAGTATTCCAGTGATAGGAAGCTATCCATAAGTGAGTATTTCATTAAAAATTATCTTGCTAAGGAGCTTACTTCTAAAGTTAGCACGATGATTCAAACTGCAAGAAAAGATGCAGAGGAAACAATAGTCAAGGCGCTTGAAAATAATCTAAAAGAACAGTTATCTGTTGATATTATTCAAAGGCTTAATATCCCACAAATGTTGGAGAGCCTGCAAAATAAAGCTTCGGAATTAGATATTAAAGAATAAGGGAAGGTTTATAAATGAAAACCAAAAACGGTACTGAAATTACAAAAAGTAAAAGGGCAAAAATTATCATGTATTCAAAACCAGGTGACGGCAAGACAACAGTTGCTGGATTGTTACCAGGAAAAACATTAGTCCTTGATATCGATGGGACAAGCCAGGTTTTAGAAGGATATGAAAATGTAGATGTGGCGGAGATTGATGAAAGTAATCCGCATGATAGCATTTTGCAATTTTATGGACATGCTAAAGCGAACATTGATAAATACGACAATATCTTTATTGATAACCTAACGCATTACCAAAAGTTATGGTTATTGAAGAAAGGTGAAAATACAAAAAGCGGTATGCCTGAATTGAAGGATTACGCTTTACTAGATAACCATCTTTTAAAGTTAGTAGAAACATTCAAAGCATTAGATGCAAATATCATTTTTACTGCTTGGGAGACAACGCACACTATTACCCATGAAAATGGGCAGCAGTACACTCAATTCATTCCAGATATTCGAGATAAAATTGTTAATCATATTTTGGGTGTTGTTAGTGTTGTTGCTAAGTTAGTGAAAAAGGCAGATGGTACACGAGGATTTGTCTTAGAAGGCGACCAAAGTACTTATGCGAAGAATCATTTGGATCAGCGCAAAGGTTGCGTACAAGGAGAATTAATAGTGACATCCACAAATGAAAAAACAGGGGGAAATAAATAATGAGTTTCAAAATTAATTTCGATGAAGAGAATGTATCACAAGGATTTGGTCTTGTAGAGGAAGGTAAGTATGAAGTTACGATTATTACTGCTGAAGCAAAAGAATGGCAAGGTCAATATTCTATTGGGTTTGATGTAGAAATCCGTTCAGATATTGAACAAAAACATCAAGGAGCAAAAATCCTATATAACACGCTATATCTAACTAGCAATATTCAAGATTATAAAGAAGACACTGAAAGGAAACGCAACTCATTCTTAAAAGCTTGTGGCTACACAGGGAAACAAGAATTAGACCTAACTGTTGTTGTGCGTGAGATTGTAGGTAAAACGGTTTTAGCTTATGTAAAACACGAAACAAATAAGGATGAGAAAACATTCGCTAAAGTTAAGTTTGTAGCACCATCGAATGTAACGCCACCTGAACCAAGTGGACCACCGATTACTGTTGGCGATGATGATTTACCCTTTTAATCCGTGGGTAATCGTAAATGGATACGATTGAATAAAATTAAATAGAGAGGTCGGTTTTGTCGACTTCTCTTTTTTATACCCTAAAAAGCTAATTGGAGGGCGCAATGAAAGAAAATCCATACAATTTTAATGAAATTCCTACTGAGTTAAAAGCCCTTCCGCAATGGATCTTATGGCGTAAGGAAAAAAGAAACGGCAAACCAACAAAAGTTCCATATCAAGTCACTGGTGAAATGGCGCAAGCGAATAATAGACGTACCTGGTCAACATTTGCAACAGCCGTCAAATTCTATTTAGAAGGTGACTATGACGGAATAGGCTTTGTATTCAGTAAGCAGGATAAATATATAGGAATCGATATTGATAAGTGTGTTGTAGATGAAAAAACAAATGCATTTGCAACAGAGATTATCGATACATTAGATAGCTATACGGAGTTTTCACCATCAGGAAATGGAATTCACATCATTATCAGAGGTGGTCTTCCACAATCTGTTTTAGGTACTGGACGAAAAAATACAAAGCATGGTTTAGAAATTTATTCATACGGCCGTTTCTTTACCTTTACTGGAAATCGTGAGAATTCCAATGATGTATATGAACGGACGGATGAACTAGCTGAAGTATTCGAAAAGTATTTTGATGATAGCGACATTCAGGGGCGTGTGAATCTAGCAGAATTTGAAAAAGATGAAATTAAAATTTCAAATGATGCTCTATGGGAAAGAATGTTTAGAAGTAAAAATGGTGATGAAATTCGTTCATTATACAATGGCAGCTTAATAAATGATGACCATTCGGCAACTGATCTTGCTTTATGTAATCACCTAGCTTTCTGGACAGGCAAGTCAGCAACCCGAATGGATACGATGTTCCGTGAGACTAGCTTAATTCGTGATAAATGGGACGTAATTCATTTTAGCGATACAAATGAAACATACGGCGAAAGAACGATAGGAACAGCCATTTCATCTACTTCCACAACTATTTTAGATAATAAACAGCAATTCGAAGAATTTTCCTTTGATTTCATAAATGAAGATGCGGTTGAAATTGTGGAGGACAAGCCGAAAAAGAAATTCCGCTTAACTGAATTAGGAAACGCTGAACGCATCGCATATGAATATGGTCATGTAATTAAATACGTTAGCGATATTGGTTGGTATATATGGGACGGCAAACGTTGGAAGTTGGATACGAAAAAAGAAATTGAAAGAATAACTGCAAAGGTACTTAGAAGTCTCTATAAGTCAGAAGATGAATTAGAAGCGAAATGGGCGCGGATGTGTGAGCGTAGAAACATCCGAATGAATAGCATCAAGGACCTTATGCCATTAGTTCCAGGAGAACGTGAGGACTTTGATAGACATAAATATTTGTTCAATGTTGAGAACGGCATTGTTGATTTAAAAACAGGAAAGCTGCAGCAACATGATCGGGAACTTGGTTTAACTAAAATTGCTAATGTTGCATTTGATGAAAATGCTAAATGTCCAACATGGCTAGCATTCTTAGATCAAATATTCTTAGGTGACCAACAGCTTGTCGAATATATGCAAAGGCTCATCGGATATAGCCTAACAGGTGATATTTCAGAGCAAATCATGATGTTCTTAGTTGGTGGCGGTTCGAATGGTAAATCAACATTTATTAATACTATTAAAGATCTGATTGGTGAATATGGTAAGCAAGCCAAGTCGGATACATTCATTAAGAAAAAAGATACCGGTGCAAATAATGATATAGCCAGACTTGTTGGAGCGCGGTTTGTAAGTGCTATTGAGAGTGAAGAAGGAGAAAAATTATCCGAGTCATTTGTTAAACAAATTACAGGTGGCGAACCAGTATTAGCACGATTCTTAAGACAAGAATATTTTGAGTTCGTACCAGAATTTAAAGTATTCTTCACTACTAATCATAAGCCGGTTATTGGTGGTCTTGATGAAGGGATTTGGCGACGTGTTAAATTAATTCCTTTTAACTTGAATCTACCATCTCATAAGCGTGATAAAAGATTACCTGAAAAGTTATCACTAGAAATGCCAGGTATCTTAAATTGGGCAATTGAGGGCTGCATGAAGTGGCAGCAGGGAAGATTGAAAGAGCCGAAGGTCGTAGCAGAAGCAACTGGGAAATACAAAGACGATATGGATATCTTAGCGCCATTCCTTGATGAAGTTTGTTATGTAGATGAGCGTGAAAATGAATCAATCACGATTGAAGCTAAAGAACTATATAACGTTTATGAAAGATGGTGTTTTAATTCTGGTGAAAGAGCTTTAGGTAATAGATCATTTTATCGGATGTTAGAAACGAAAGGATTTGGAAAAACAAAAGGTTCCAAAAATAGAACGTTTCTTACAGGAATTACCTTAAATGAACGCAAGCCTGTTACTAAAGGTGTTACTGAAAGTAATGAAAATAGTAATTTTAAGGTCACTCAGTAACCTTTTTGTTGCTTTAATAACCCTTTTTGATTTTTAATAACCCTCTATGAATCCAGCCATATCAAGGGTTGGGGTTATATCTTATAGTTATTTTGTTATTTTGGTTATTGGGATTCTATATAAATAAAAAAATAAAAAATAAAAATATATATATTAGGAGCCGTAATACCCAAACACCGATAACTTTAATAACAGTTTTGGCGTAATCCCTTGTGACTGTAGGGTTCGAGTGGGTTATTAAAGAAATTCTTTAGTAACAATTGAGGGTTTTTAAGTAACTTTTTCATTTTTTAATAACCCGAAGGGAGTTTCTTAGGAAAATGAAAGTACTACTAATTTTAAGTGCGATTTGGAAATCAGGTGCAAATATCTATCTTGATGAAAAAGACAATCAAGTTGCGATAAAGAAACAAAATTTAATTCCAACGGAAGTTATGCAAGCAGCCGAACAGAACTATCAAGCTATTTATGATTGGTTCAAATCTTGGAAAGATGAAAGTTCGGAAAAAATCACGCTAATGAAGATATTTCATCACTTTTGCGGATGGCAGCATAATGAGAAATTACATAAGTGGTTACTTGATGAAGAAGATTCGTTGCAATTGTTTTATGAATGGACGATTGTGCTTGCTAAGAACGGATGGACAGATGTTTATGATGATCATCGTCAATTTGAAAATGATGAATCGAATGCAATAGCTAGAAAGATATATGAACGTGCGGTTTTATATGCGAAGAAAGGAGCACTAGCATGATCCGTTTTCATTACACAGATAAAGAAATAACTAACATTCTTAAAACACTCACAATCGTTATCGATACTCGTGAAAATGTAAATGGTCATATTCTTGATTATTTAAATCAAAAGGATATACCAGTAAAGCTTCAAAAATTAGATACAGGTGATTATGGCTGCATGATTCCCAAAAATGAAGAGTTGGGAATATCGCGAGATATCTATTTAGATAGCCGAGTAGAGCGGAAAGCCCACATGGATGAGATCACGGGGAACTTGCAAAAGGATACGCAAACAGCGTTTGAAAATGAATTAATTCGTTCAAAGGACATTCCATTCACTTTAATTGTGGAAGATCCAAAAGGCTATGAAAAAATGTTAAAAGGTCAATATCGTTCGAAATATAATCCATTAGCGTTACTTGGAAGACTTAATACATTTAAAGCAAAATACGGTTTTGAAATTGTGTATTTAGATAACAAGTACAGCGGTAATTGGATATATTATCACTTTTATTATCAAGCGAAACATTATCTTAAAACAGGAGCATTTTAATATGACGTATTCTCGTGAAGAGCAAGAAACTACATTGGTGTTTGACTATAGCAGAGGAGAGTGGAACGTTTACTCGACTGTTCCTAAACACATTAGAAAACTTAGTAATCTATGTGAATTACAAACCTTGGAAGAAGAGGATGGAAGGCCAACGGCTGTTAAAGGTGTTCTTCAAGAAAAACAAGTAACAATGAAGAATTTACGAGTGATGACAGAAGAACAAAGACAGAAAGCGGCTGAAAGACTTTCTAAGGCTAGAAACGTACAGAAATAACAGAAAAACTTTAATTCCAATATCAATTTAATACAAAAGGAGCCTAAACCATGACAAACGTAAAATTGAACGTATTATTCAAGAAAATGCAAAAGGACGATAAAAAGGAAGTTTTACAGTTTCATGTATTAAGTGATGAACTTCCACATGCTGATGAATTATTAAAAATGCCAGGTACGATTGTTCATCTAACTGTGGAGAAAAGTGAAGTTGAACCAATTGGCGCGGAATTTACAAAGATTCAACGTGATAGTAAGAAAACACTTCTTGAATTTAGTGTAAAAGGTGATACAAAAGATAAAATCAACAAACTTTATTCATTTGCTGGTGAAAATGTTTCTATTACTCTTGAGCCTTCTCAAATGTCTATTGATGAGTTTAATGAAGAGAAGCATGAAGGAATGGAATACAACGTTAAACCAGATGGGACAACGGAAGTTGCTCCTGGTCAGTTGAAAATTGTTGATGGAGAAACGATTGTTAAATAAATATTTGTCCTGGGTTTCGGCTCGGGATATTAATACAATTTGAATTTTGTATGGAATGGAGAATGAGAGATGAAGAAATTAACATTTAAAATACTAAGCAAGTTACGAATCATTAATAAGAAGCCGGAAACCATAGTAAACCTATCTCGAAAAGAAAATGAAGTGACTGTTGATTTAGGACAAGTCATTGTTACTGGAACACCCGAAAATATCAATATTTTCATAACTGGAATGACTAAAATGTCTCATGTTGCAAAGAAAGGAGAAGGAATATGTCATTAGTAATGAATTTGAAAGAAATCCAAGAAAAAGCCATCGATGAAAAAGTGTTGGAATTTGCTGAAGAAATGGAAACGGCAATAAGGGAAAGTGCCGCAAAGGGATATTCAGGTTATAAGTATCAAATTTGTTATGATAATTCAGATAAGCATATGATGCTTTCAAAAATTTTTATAGAAAAGTTACAAGAATTAATGGACGGTGTGAAAGTTGAATTTAAGGAAGAAGAAAAGAAGGGCCTTTTCGGATCCTACTATGAACACTACATTCATTTTAAGTGGAATGACTAATCCCTTTATAAAAAATATTTTGCCCAAAAAACGGCTTTTCAGATTGAAAAAAAACTAAGATGTTTTTCTTCCTTAATACATTTATTCGTGTAGATGGTAAAACGTCTTAGAGAGGAAAATAAACGTGTTTTATGAGATTTAGAGTTTATTAGAAGAAATGAGGTGGGAAAATGTTCGATGATTTACAAAAACAAATGACTTTGGCATTAAATGAACCAAATAAGGACAAGCAAAGAGAAATGTTTCAAGAAATCATGGATAGTCCAGAAATGGAACAGTTCAATAACATGATAAAGAAATTGTGGGATTGCATTACTAATTTTGTTAAGACACTTCTTGATCATATAAGAGAAATAGTACGAGCGGTAAAAAAATATCAACGTATTAATTCATATAGAAGACAGCGGATTAAACATAGAAGGAGAGTGAGTAACATGAGTAATCATAAGAAAAAGAAATTAAAGAAACGTCTTGCTAAACGTGCAAAAGCCGTTGATAAATACCGAACTGATAAATCATGGAGAAACATCTTTGTAAAAGCTGGTATTGTGAATTAGATTGTGGAAGGCTGAAGGAAAGTAGGTGAATCATCATTTTTGACTGGCTGAAAGACTATCAGAAATTAGAAGAAGATATTTCATTATTAGAGTATAACTTGGATAGAACAAAAGCTGAATTGAAACGCTGGATCAGTGGTGATTTACAAGATGTACGTTTAACTGCTGAATCAGAAGGTGCAAAGGTTGAAAAACGTCTTGAAGTAATCGAGCTCAACTTAGCGTATAGAATGAATGAAATGCATGATTTATTGAAATTGATTAGTGCATTTAAAGGGTTAGAAAACAAAGTAGTAAAAATGAAGTATGTGGACGGAATGACATTAGAGGAAATAGCTGAGGATATGAATTACAGTTCTAGTTATATCTATAAGAAACATGCTGAGATTGTAAGGAGAATAAAGTTCGCCGAAAAACTTGCACTTTACTGACACCCAGCTTTATGAATGTTAACTCTTGAAAATATGAATTATAGTAATAACATAAGAAATTGACGAAAGGGCAATCGATGCATGGTTGCTCTTTTATTATGTCCAAATTACATAGGTGGTGTTTCGTATGTTTAGGATATTTAAAATGTTTGCACATGATGTTAAGGCTTATGTTCATGATGCAATTCAATTGTTCAAAGGAACTAATCACAAACAAGTAATGCCAACTTTGATTGTAGCTCCTGATCCAATAGACAAGATGGTTGAAAAGGAAATGGCACAATTGAAAGCAATAAAGGATGAGAAGGAGCAAGAGAAAATGAGCAAATACAAAAAACGAATTACATCCTTAGAAGAACTTCATCAAGTTATCGATGCATTAGAAACATTAAATAAAAAGTATGTAATTACAAAGAGAATAGAAGTTATACATTTGAAAGTAGCTAATCAGAAATACCCAGTAACTATTTGGTATGTGGAAGAGATAGATGAAAAGTCACAAGGTGAAATAGCTGGTGAAGCTGTTAGAAGTATGCTTGATAAAATTAGGTTGCAAGAACAGAAAGAAAGGAGAATGAATGCAAATGATTACTGAAATTAGAAAAACAATATCAGGTACAGAGTATTGGGATAACGAAAAGAAGAAGAGTCTATTTGTTCCAACGGGTGAAGAACCAGGATTCGAAGTTACTGTTAATCCAGAGAGTATGATCCTGGGATTAGACTTATCAAGTGAACCCGATAAGACAGTAGTTAATAATTCTTTCTTAAGTAATTTCACTGTAAAACAATTACGTGAATACGCTGGCGAACAAGGTATTGAGATTCCAGATGATGTTAAAAAGAAAGAAGATATCATTGAATTATTCTCATGAAGTACTGTGCTGAACAAGGCTGCAAGACATTAATCGATAAAGGACGATACTGTTTAAATCATAAGCGTAAACAAAAGAAGACAGTTGTGTATTCAAAGAACAGATCATTCTATCGTACAAAAGCATGGGAAGATTTAAAGGCATTCTGTTATGAACGTGACAAAGGTTGTTGTGTAAGATGTGGAAGGTTTGTGTTTGGTAAGCAAGCACATCATCATCATATCGTTCCAATTAAAATTAATCCTTCATTGAAATTAGATCCTAATAACGTTGTTACATCTTGTGATAAATGTCATCCAATCTTAGAAAAAGAAAGTAATGAAAAGTACGATAAGAATTATAAGGAAAAGAAAAAGTTTGATTGGAAATTATAAGCCCCCCTATCAAAAAAGTTGACTTTGCCCATCTGGGGGGATAGGGAGTGGGGGTGCAAACGCGCACCTCAAAATGGTTTTTTGAAAAAAATTCGTTTTTTTAGGTGGTGATTTAAGGAATGGCCAGAAAATCGAAGGTCGTAATTGAAGCTGAAAAGAAAAAAGAATTAGAAGCGCAGCGCATTATGAATGTTTTGGTTGAAGCCGGAACTTATTCGCCAGCGCTTGATCCATTGATTGAAGTTTATCTTGATGCAGTTGAGATATACAGCGTCAAATATGGGTTGTGGAAGAATTCAAACTTTCCAACAGTCCAAAAAACAAAGAATGTAAATGGTGATGTGAAGGAATCAAAGCATCCGTTAGCTCAACAAGTAGAAGTTTGGTCCAAACAAAAAGCGAAGTATTTGGGGCAATTAGGACTGGACGGAAAGAACAAAGATTTAATTAAAAAAAGTGGGGTTCTTCTCGAAAAAGGAAAAGCAGAAAAAGAGTCCACGGAGCCTACTGATAACAATAAATTATTGCAATTTAGGAAGATGAAAAGCCGATGATTGATTTTGAAACAAATTATGCAGATGTATTCGTTTCTGAAGTAGATACAGCCCCACACTTATATCCTGATTCTATTAAGTTAGCAATCAAACGATATAAGAAATGGAAGAAGCGAAAAGATATTTGGTTCGATGTTGAAAAAGCGAATGCGATGATTTACTTCACTGAAACATTCTTAAAACATGCAAAAGGAAAATGGGCAGGGCAGCCATTAATTTTAGAGTCCTGGCAAAAATTTTACTTTGCTAACATCTATGGGTGGCAAAAATATAATGAAGATGGTAAAGCGGTGCGAGTGATTCGTACGGCTTATTTGCAAGTTCCAAAGAAAAACGGAAAAACAATTATGGGCGGTTCACCAGTCATTTATGCGATGTACGGAGAAGGTGTAAAAGGCGCTGATTGTTATATTTCCGCAAATACTTTTGAACAATGCCAAAACGCAGCTGGGCCAATTGCATTAACTATTGAAAATAGTCCAGATTTACGTCCAGATACACGTATCTATAAAGGTAAAGAAGATACGATTAAGTCAATTAAATACACATTTGTGGAAGACGATATTAAATATGCAAATGTAATCAAGGTTCTTACAAAAGATAACGCTGGTAACGAAGGTAAAAACCCGTATATCAATTATTTTGATGAAGTTCATGCTCAGATGGACCGTGAACAATACGATAATTTACGTTCAGCCCAAATTGCTCAAGAAGAACCACTCAACATCATCACTTCCACAGCAGGGAAGAATACCGGCTCACTCGGAACACAAATTTATACCTATGCAAAAGAAGTTTTAAAAGATGATAAAGATGATTCTTGGTTCATGATGATCTATGAGCCGAACAAAAAGTTTGATTGGACAGACCGTGATGTTTGGCGAATGGTTAATCCAAATATGGATGTATCGGTTAACATGGAGTTTCTTGAAAATGCCTTTAAAGAAGCTCAAAATAATAGTTTTAATAAGGCCGAATTTTTATCAAAGCATTTGGATGTATTCGTTAACTATGCAGAGACTTATTTTGATAAAGACCAATTGGATAAAATGCTCGTGGATTATTTAAAAGATGTGGAAGGACTAACTTGTGTTGTTGGCGTGGATTTATCAAGGCGTACCGATTTAACTTGCGTATCGATAAATATTCCAACGTTCAATGATGAAGGTATTTCATTTTTAAAAGTGAAGCAAATGTATTTTATTCCGGAGTTTGGAATTGAAGATAAAGAGCAGCAACGAAATGTTCCTTATCGTGCTTTAGCTGAAAAAGGATTCGTCACAATTTGCCCTGGGAAAACAGTTGATGAAGAAATGGTAAATCAATATGTGGAATGGGTATTTGAGAATTTTGATTTACGTCAAATTAATTACGATCCAGCGCTTGCTGAAAAGCTTGTTGAGAAGTGGGAAATGCTTGGTATTCAATGTGTGGAAGTTCCGCAGTATCCAACGCATATGAATGAACCCTTTGATGATTTTGAAATACTATTACTTCAAGAGCGAATTATAACAGATAATCCATTACTTATTTTCTGTGCAAGTAATGCAAAGGTAATAACTAATATAAATAATTTAAAAACACCATCTAAACGTAAATCACCGGAGCACATCGATGGTTTTGTGGCTATGTTAATTGGTCATAAAGAAACATTAAATATGATGGAAGATGTAGTTCCACAAGATGAATATGAAAAATATTTAGCGGATATTTATAGGTAAACACGAACGAAAATAAATACCATAGCTTTTAAATGTTCGTTAATTGAAAGGCGGTGAGAAATTGGGTTTAAGAGATAAGTTTTCGAACTTTTTATTTAAACAAGCTGAAAAGCGCGGTTACCTTGATGATGTATTAGGAAAAAGTATTCGTTACGGCGGTGTATATGTTACAGATTCAAACATCCTACAATCTAGTGATGTTTACGAATTACTACAAGATATCAGTAATCAAATGGTATTGGCTGATATTGTTGTAGAAGATGATTTGGGGAATGAAATCAAAGATGATATTGCACTTCAAATCTTAAGAAATCCTAACAATTATCTAACACAATCTGAGTTCATTAAATTAATGACAAATACTTATTTACTCGAGGGAGAAATATTCCCAATATTAAATGGCGCTCAAATTCATTTAGCTTCAAATGTTTTTACAGAGTTAGATGATAATTTAGTAGAGCATTTTAATATTGGTGGTCACGAAATCCCTCCATTTATGATTCGTCATGTGAAAAATATTGGCGCAGATCATTTAAGAGGAAAAGGTCTTCTTGATTTGGGAAGAGATACACTCGAGGGCGTTATGTCAGCGGAGAAAACTTTAACTGACAAATATAAAAAGGGTGGACTATTAGCATTCCTGTTAAATTTGGATGCTCATATCAATCCACAGAATGGTGCACAGTCAAAGTTAATCAATGCAATTTTAGATCAATTGGAATCGATTGATGAATCAAGGTCTGTAAAAATGATTCCTCTTGGAAAAGGATATTCAATTGACACGCTTAAAAGCCCATTAGACGACGAAAAGACCCTAGCATATCTAAATGTATATAAAAAGGATTTAGGTAAGTATTTAGGTATAAATGTGGACACATACACGGAGCTAATCAAAGAAGATATTGAGAAAGCGATGATGTATATCCACAACAAAGCAGTTAGACCAATAATGAAAAATTTCGAAGACCATTTGAGTCTTCTTTTTTATGGACAAAATTCAGGGAAACGTATCAAATTTAAGATTAATATTCTTGATTTTGTTACTTATAGTAACAAGACAAATATTGGTTACAACCTTGTACGTACAGCTATTACTTCACCTGATAATGTCGCTGATATGCTTGGATTCCCTAAACAAAATACAAAGGAATCACAGGCTATTTATCTTTCAAATGATGTAACTGAAATCGGTAAGAAAGAAGCGAATGATGGTTCATTGGGAGGAGGTGAAGAGAATGAAAATTGAGGTCCGAGGTAATCAAGTTATACTTGATGGCTATGTAAATGTTGTGGACAGAGAAAGTCGGATGTTGCCTTCACCAAGGGGATATTTCAAAGAGAAAATTGTCCCTAAAACGTTTGAAAAAGCGTTAAAGAAAGCAAAGAATGTGGACTTGCTTTTTAATCACGATAAAAATAGAAAGCTTGGTTCTATTGAAAATGGAAATCTGGAATTGTATGAAGACAATATTGGTTTAAGAGCCATTGCTACAGTTACAGATGAACAAGTGATTCAAAAAGCAAAGGATAAAGAATTGCGTGGTTGGTCATTTGGTTTTGTTTCCGAAAAAGATTCATGGGAAGAGGGAGAAGCTGGTGTTCAAAAACGATCTATTGAAGAACTAGAGCTTTTAGAAGTTTCTATTTTAGATATGACACCAGCTTATGTTGCTACCTCTATTGAAACCAGGGGCGAAAATGCAACCATGATTGAAATGAGAAGTACAGAAGCAGCTGTAAAAACAGTTGTGGAAGATGATACAGAAGAAAGAAACAACATTATTAAACAAATAAAAAAAGTCCTGGAGGAAAATTAACATGAACTTAAAAGAAATCTTAAAAGCATCTCAAGCACGAAATAAAGCTCGATTAGCAGAATTGCAAGGGAAAGTAGAGAAAGGTGAAGTTCGTTCAGAAGAATTAGCAGCAGTTAAGGCTGAAGTAGAAGCACTAACAGAAGAAGCGAAAACTCTTGCTGATGAAATTGCGATATTAGAAGAGGAAGAAAAAGAAGAAGATCCAGACAAAAAGAAAGATGAGGATCCAGAGAAAAAAGAAGATCCAGCAGCAAAAGAAAATCCGGATGTAAAAACGGAACTGTCAGAAGAGCAACGTTCTGAAATCATGGCAGCTATTGGAACAGGTCTTTCTACTAAAGGTCATAAATCTACTAAAAACAAAAAAGAAGAGACTCGTTCAGCGTTTGCTAACTACATTGTAGGTAACATTGATGAAAAAGAAGCTCGCGCATTAGGTTTAGTTACTGGTAATGGTTCTGTTACTATCCCAGACTTCTTGAGCAAAGAAATTATTACATATGCACAAGAAGAAAACTTCTTACGTCGATTAGGAACAGGAGTAAAAACAAAAGAAAATATTAAATATCCTGTTTTAGTTAAAAAGGCAGAAGCTCAAGGTCATAAAAATGAGCGAACAAATAACGAAATCCCAGAAACAGATATTGAGTTCGATGAAATCGAATTATCACCAACGGAATTTGATGCACTTGCTACTGTAACGAAAAAGTTATTAGCACGTACAGGTTTACCAATTGAACAAATCGTTATGGACGAGCTGAAAAAGGCTTATGTCCGTAAAGAAACTCAATACATGGTTAATGGCGATGAAGCTAATAACATCAATGATGGTGCATTAGCAAAGAAAGCTGTTGAGTTTAAAACGGATGAAAAGAATCTTTATGATGCATTAGTAAAAATGAAAAATACACCTGTTAAAGAAGTGCGTAAAAAAGCACGATGGGTATTAAATACGGCAGCATTAACTAAAATCGAAACATTGAAAACAGATGATGGTTTCCCATTACTACGTCCATTTAATCAAGCGGAAGGTGGAATTGGTTATACATTATTAGGATTCCCTGTTGAGGAAGAAGATGCAATTGACATTGCAGGTGAACCAGATACACCAGTCTTCTACTTTGGTGACTTCTCTAAATTCTATATTCAAGATGTTATTGGCTCATTAGAAGTACAAAAATTAGTTGAGTTATTTTCACGTACAAACCGTGTAGGTTTCCGTATCTGGAACTTACTAGATGCACAATTAATTCATTCACCATTTGAAAATCCAGTTTACAAGTATGTTTTAAAAGAAACAACTGGAGCTTAATATGGATGAATTAATTGAGAAATTAAAATCTCATATTCATTGGGAAGAGGGTATGGATGAAACCATGCTCTCTTTTTATATTAAGCAAGGTCAACGATATGTAAAAAAAGCATGTGGAAGAGAAGTAGAATACCTGGTCATTATGTGTGCAGGTATTTTTTATGAATATCGTGTAGCTGAAAAAGAATTAGAACAAGCTTTGGATGCTTTGACACCATTCTTTGTCCAGGAGGTTTATGATGCCGAAGAGGAAGACGAATAAACTCAAATGGATGGGCGAGCTACTTAAATTAGGGGAGACCATTGATCCAGATACAGACCGTATTGTGATGGGTTATCCATTAGAACGGAAGATTCGTTATAACACTATTGGAGTTACGGCCACTGATAAATTTACAACAAAAGATACGAATGAAATTGTAAAGAAAATTGAAGTTCGTATTGATCGGGAGATTGAAAACAACCAAAAGGATTACCGTGTAAAAGCTGGCGGCCGTATTTACAATATTGAACGCATTTATGTAAAAGAAGAAGACCGAATGATGGAGGTGTCACTGTCTTATGCAAATTAGTTTTCAAGAGTTACGAGACATCATGAAGAAGTCAGGCATTCCAGTTTATCGTGATAGTGCACCCACAACAGCAAAGTACCCTTACATTGTGTATGAGTTTGTGAATGAGCAGCATAAACGTGCATCATCAAAAGTTATGAAGTCAATGCCACTGTATCAGATTGCAGTTATCACAGATGGTACTGAAAAAGATTATGAGCCATTAAAGGCTGTTTTTAACGAAGCAGGCGTTTCCTATTCTCAATTTGATGGAATGGGTTATGACGAGAATGATGACACCATAACACAGTTTATAACGTATGTGAGGTGCGCTCAGTAATGGCTAGTAATAATAATGGTTTTGCTGATGCCTTAGAAGATATTAATACGTTACTTAGGGTTAACAAAAAAGTAGAAAAGAAGTTTTTAGAAGAAGCAGCTGAATACTTTATTAGCAAGTTAAAACCGAAAATTAAATTGTCCAATAAGAACAAACGAACACATTTAAAAGAAAGTTTGAAAGTTGTTGTTAAGCATGATCTTGTATCTGTGGAATTCGAAGATGAAGCTTGGTATTGGTATCTATATGAAAATGGCCATAAGAAAGTAAATGGTAAAGGTCGTGTGAAAGGAAAACACTTTGTACAGAATACCTTTGATGCAGAAGGCGACAAGATAGCAGAAATTTTAGCTCAAAGAATAGTGGATAAAATGGGAGGTTGATTTTAAATGACAAAAGAAAAAGCGTTATTATATCCAGTTGGTATTGAATCATTATTTATTGCAATGATGGTAGGTGGTAAGGATTCGAAAAGTGCAATCCCTACATATGAAGAAATTGATGTATTAGATGTTATCAGTGAGCTTGGTATTGCTGGTAATAATACTACTATTACAAAGTGGGCATCTAATAAACTATTTGTTAATGCAAGTAAAAATACTAAATATACATTATCCCTATCTCATGTTGCTTTACCACAAGAAATTAAGGATGCAATTTTAGGATATGTTTCCGCGAAAGGTATTGTATTTAATAAAGGAACGTTAAAAGAGTATCCAATGTTTGCAGTAGGTTTTGTAGCACCATTAAGTGATGGTTCTCGTGTTGGCCGTTGGTATCCGCGTGTACAAGTTGTTCCATCCGAAGAGACTTATACTACAACTACAGAAGAGTTTGAGATTAAAGATCAGGCGATGACAATGGAAGCCACTCCTTTATTATTTAACGATGTAACAGAAGTAGACTTTTCAGAGGCACGTGCTTCAGCAACTGGTGTTAAAGTGGAAGATTTCATGAAACAAGTTATTTGTGATGAATCTCAATTAGCAGAACTAGGTGGAACTACAGGACAATAAGGGGTGATAATATGGCACGTTTAAGTGATTTAGTTAATGTTGATATAAATAGAGAGACGATTACCATACAGAAAGTAGAAATACCAGTTATTTTTACGATGGAGTCCTTCCCTTATGTGGAAGAAGCATCTGGAAAGCAATTTCATGAATTCCAAAAAGAAATGGAAGAGATGTTGGAAAAAGACGAAGTTGTTATGGGGGAACATGAAATTAAATTAATGAGGATATTAATTTATGCAATGATGCGTAGTGGAGGCACGGAATGTACGTTGGAAGAAGTCAAAGGGTCTATTCCACTACATGATTTACCTAATGTGTTCCAAGCTGCAATTAACATATTTAACAAACAAAACTTCCAAATTGAAGATATGGAGAAGTTGAAGAAAGAAAAAAAGTAAAGAACATACTGAATAAAAATGAAGAATCTCAGTCCGAGTTGGACTGGGATTTTTATTTTTATGTCGGTAATACGTTGCTCGGTTTAAGTATGAATGATTTTTGGAAAATCACTCCTAATCATTTTTTAAAGCAATACATTATGCATCTTAGATACAACAATCCTGATGCACTTGAAGAGAAGGCGGCAAAACCACAAAGAGTTTATTTAGATCAGACTCCATTCTATTAAGAAATGAGGTGAAAATATGCCAGGGAATAAAGAAAGAAACGTTGTTCTTAATTTCAAGATGGATGGTCAAGTTCAGTATGCTCAGACATTGAAGCAAATTAACATGGTTATGAATAATGCAGCAAAAGAATATAAGAATCACATTGCAGCAATGGGGCAAGATGCGACAGCGACAGATAAATTAGCAGCTGAGAAGAAAAAGTTAGAAATTCAAATGGAATCGGCTAAAAAACGTACAGCTATGTTGCGTTCTGAATTTGAGGCGATGTCTAAAAATACAAATACAACAGCGGAACAACTTAATAAAATGTATGGACAACTCCTTGATTCTGAACTTGCTGAAACTGCTTTGAATAAAGCGATGAAAAGAGTAAATGAAGGTCTTTCAGAGCAAGCGATTGAGGCACGTGAAGCACGTGGAACTTTAATTGATTTACAGGAGAACTCTAAGAAACTTGAAGCAGAACAAAAACGTTTGACAAGCTCATTTAAGCTTCAAAATGCTGAATTAGGTCAAAATGCTAGTGAAGCGGATAAGTTGGAATTGGCACAGAAACAGTTACGTCAGCAAATGGAAATGACTGATAGGGTCGTCCACAATTTGGAACAACAATTAAGCGCAGCAAAGCGTGTATATGGTGAGAATTCTACAGAAGTACAACAGCTTGAAACGAAATTAAATCAAGCGAAAACTACCTTGAAACAATTTGAGAATTCATTACAAAGTGTTGGACGAAGTGGAGATCAAGCTGCAGATGGTATGGAGCAACTTGGTAAGAAATTAGACTTACACAATATGATGGAAGCCACTCAAATGTTAGAGGGAATGACACAACAGTTAATTGAACTTGGTAAATCAACTGTGGGTATAGCAATAGATTTTGATAGGTCTCAAAGGAAAATACAATCTTCATTAGGACTAACTCAAAAAGGTGCGGAGAACCTGGGTAAGATTTCAAAAGATGTGTGGAAAAAGGGATTTGGTGAAAGTCTTGAGGAAGTTGATCAAGCTTTAATCCAAGTTTATCAAAATATGAGGGATGTTCCACATGAAGAGTTACAGTCAGTATCTGAGGATATTTTAACAATCGCAAAGCTCTATGATGTGGATGTAAGAGAAGCAACACGTGGTGCAGGGCAAGTGATGACTCAATTTAATCTAAGTTCTAAAGAAACATTTGACCTTTTAGCTTATGGAATGCAAAAGGGTTTAAATTACTCAGACGAATTATTTGATAATTTATCAGAGTACTCTCCTATCTGGGCTGAAATGAAATTCAGCGCTCAAGATATGTTCGGTATGCTCATTGCTGGGACTGAAAATGGATCCTACAATTTAGACCGATTAAATGACGGGATGCTCGAATTTAATAACCAATTATTATACGGCGGTAAAGATGTAGGTGAAGCCTTTGGTGATCTTAGTGAAAAGTCTCAAGGATTATTTAAAGATTTCAAAGATGGAAAAGCGTCAGCCTCAGATGTCTTTAAATCAGTAATAACAGACTTGCAAGGTATGGACGACCAAGTTAAGCGGAATACAATTGGCCAAACCTTAATGCGTACTTTGTGGGAAGGACAAGGGAAGGAAGCTATTTTAAGTTTAGGTGATATTCAAGGAGCCTTAGGTGATACTGCTGGTTCTATGGATGAAATGAAAAAGCTTCAAGAAGAATCGCTGGGCCAACAATTTCAAAAGGCATTAAGAGAAACACAAGCAGCCTTAGAACCAGTTGGAAAGAAACTAGCTGAGTTAACTAAAACCGTGTTACCACCATTAGTTAATGGAATTAAATCAGTGGTTGATTGGTTTGCTAAATTACCGGGGCCGATTCAAAACTTTGCTTTTATATTTGTTGGATTAGTAGCTGTAGTCGGTACTTTGGCACCAATTATTGCCGTGGTCGTAGCATCGGTTGGTGTATTAGGTACAACAATCGGGGTTGTTATTGGTGTTATTGCTGGTCTTGCAGCAGTGATAGCAGGTGTTATTTGGGCCATACAGAATTGGGGACAGATAACCGATTGGCTTTCTGAGAAGTGGACCCAATTTAAAGATTGGTTTGGTGAATTGTGGTCTAGTTTAGTTCAGGTATGTAGTGATGGGTGGTCTTCCACAGTTGAGTACTTCTCAGAAGCCTGGGCTTCTTTTATTGAGATGATGCATGAATTTTTTGATCCTATAGGTCAGTTCTTTAGTGATTTATGGTCTGGAATTGTCGAAATAGCGTCTTCATGGTGGTCGAACCTTGTTACGACTGCATCTGAATTGTGGGGGCAACTGACTCAAGCGTGGCAAGATACGTGGAATACGATACTTACCGTCTTAGATCCAATTATTTCGGCGATATCTGTCGTTTTAGAAGCAGGTTGGTTATTAATACAGGCAGGTACACAAATTGCCTGGGCCTTAATAAGTAAGTATATTATCGATCCGATTACTGAAGCGTACAACTGGTGTAAAAATCAGCTCGGTGAGCTAGTTTCTTGGTTGAATTCACAGTGGGAAACGGTGAAATCTTATACACTTGCAGCATGGAATTTAGTAAAACAGTATGTTATTCAACCAGTTCAAGAATTGTGGAATACAACGAAGCAAAAACTTGCCGATTTAGCTAACTGGATACTATCAAATTGGGAAACTATAAAATCCTATACGCTTACGGCGTGGAATTTAGTGAAAAAATATGTGATTGATCCAGTAACTGAGGCCTATAATTCAGCTAAGCAAAAATTTACTGATTTATATAATTCAGCAAGAGAAAAATTTGATTCCGTGAAGAATGCTGCACAAGAAAAATTTGAAGCGGCAAAACGGTTTATTATGGATCCGATAAAAGAGGCCGTTGATGGGGTGAAGGGATTTATCGATAAAATCAAAGGATTCTTTGATAATTTGAAGTTAAAAATTCCTAAACCTGAAATGCCTAAAATGCCACATTTCAGTCTGCAGACTAGTTCCAAAACAATTGCAGGCAAAGAAATCTCTTATCCATCTGGTATTGGTGTGGAATGGCGTGCTAAAGGTGCTATTTTCACACGTCCTACTATTTTCGGGATGAATAATGGAAAATTACAAGGAGCAGGTGAAGCTGGAATAGAAGCGGCACTTCCTTTAAATGAAAAGAATTTAAGTGCAATAGGTAAAGGTATCGCTGATACCATGCCACAAACAAATGGTGATATTGTAGTTCATGTTTATGTGGACTCTGAGGAATTAAATACAAGACTTGCTCCTGGTATGAGTAAACAGCTAAATCAAAACAACAGAATGAGTGCTCGTAGCCAAGGGGTGATTTTATGATTACGTTGGATGATAAATATAGATTTGAAGACTTTGGGTTTATCTGTGAACCAGGTAATGATGATCCCATAACTCCTGTGTTTGACCGTAAAACTTATACAATACCAGGGAGACCAGGTGTTTTTACGGTTGGAACTGAAATAAAGGAGAAGCACTTTGCATATCCTTTGATGATTATTGAAAGATTTCATTCTGAAATGCAGAAGAAGTTTGAAAAGTTTTCTTCTTTTTTCTTTGATCCATATGGTGAACCAAGGAAAATCAAAATGGTACGTGATTATGAACCAGATAGATTTTATTATGTGGAATTAGCACAGCAAATCCTTCCAGAAAGGCTACCTGAAGACGGAAAGCTTGTGTTGCAATTAGTTGCTTATGATCCATATGCTTATTCTCATGTAAAGAGTGATGAAAAAATAAAATGGGGTAGTAAGATTCCTTTTACAACAAAGATTAAGTTTAATCATAAAGCATCTCAATATACTGTAACTGGTGCACAAAACTTAGAAGTAAATAATATGGGTTCATTAGTTGTTCGACCCATTATAGAAATTGTAGGGACAGCAACAGCATTAACTCTCACGATAAACGGTGAGAGTTTTTCTTTTGGAAATTTAAACAATGAAACTTTATTTATTGATGCTTTAACTTATACCGTTATGAAAAATGGTAAGAATCATCTATTCAACACGGTGGGGAATCTTGAAAAGCTCGAACTTTTCCCTGGTAAAAATACAGCTAGAATTGGTGGGTCTAACATGAATATAAACGTAAAAATTAAGTTCCGAGGTCAATACAGATAGGTGGTGAGAATTATGGCAGATGTGCCTTTAGAATTATTAAGTGTAGATGATGATTTAGAAGATGGAGTGCCTATAATAAATAAAGGGATCACTACTGCACATGAAGCATTAAAAACAGCAGAAGAAAGTTTAACTAATCCCGTTACAAACTCTCGAATTGTTGAAAAAGCCGTAACAAAAGACAAGTTAGGTGATGATGTCGATTATCAAACAACAGCTCTAAGTGGAGCGATCATCGGTGATAATGTCATGTGGGAGAAAGTAGCTACAACCGGAGCAAAATCAAACATGATAGAAGAATTCACTGATAATAATGAGTTGGAGTTTGGCAAAAAACTATTAAAGCTAACTGTCACTAACGCTTCAAACTATAAACAATTACTAAACCCTGGAACCCCTGAACATGCGAGTGCTGGAGTTGAAATTCCTAAATATGCTAAACGATACAAAAAAATATCTGGTGCTTTGAACTATAAAATTAATAAGGCAACTGGCACTACATTGATTAGAGCAGGTGTCACTGTAAGGTATACGGATGGAACAACTCAAAAATCTACAATGTTTAACCTAAAGGCAGACGGAAAAGAGTATGCTGATGTGTTTGAACAGGATATAGATAATACTAAAACTATTTCATCTATGTATTTGTATATCAGCGGTGGTGATGTGAATGACGTCATTAAAATCTCTTATGTTTCCTTTTGGATGGGAAAAACAAATGATAATATTTTTGATAAATCATTTTTGCTATCAAAGATAGGAGATGTTGATTTATCTGTTGCGACTTTAAAGGAGAATAACCGAATCAATTGGTTTACAGATTCGAAAAATATTGTGCAAAATAAACCAATGATTAAACAAGGAAATGAATTAGAGAGCAGTGGTTTATTCTTACAAAAAGGAATAAAAAACTTAAATGTAAACAATAGAATGGGAACTCCGTTTTGGTTCGAATTTGAATGTAATTCAGATTCAGCTACTCCATATTTTAGGTTTGAATTGCCGGAGTTGATGAAAAAACTTCATGAAATAAAACAAAGTGGTTTAAAACTTTCAAAATTGAACGCCACTGTGGAATTATATTTCCCTTACACTTTAAAGCATGATGTGACTTATAGATTACTTAGTAAGAAAACCACAGGAGAGTGGTATTTCTTCCCTTTAAAATCTATAACTAAGAATGCTGGGGCCCAAACGATTCAAATTCAATTGAATGAGGATTTAGATAGTGTGATTGATACATTAGGAGATTACTTAACTGTATACGTTACATTTCAAAGTTCGTTAAATACTCAAAAGATTTATCTTGGTTGGATGGACGTTTGGATGGATGATGATAAACAAGTTCTATTTAGTGAGAACTTTAATGGTCGTGCAATTCTTCCTGGGACAGTCGTTGAGCAATCACTTGAAAAATCGTTACAAGAAAAAATCAATGGAACTACTGTGAGTAATACCCCTAAAAAACAATTAAGAGTTGCAATGACTGGTTCATCCATTACTTGGGGAAAAGGCTTGCTTGATGATGGATTTGTTAGAGAAATTGATTACTATTTACGTGATTATTTAAGTAATACTTATCTTCATAGTGATCCATCCTTGTTATTTAAGGGAACAAATTCTATTATCACAAATGAAAAGTTTTATAAAAGAACAGCTCGTAAAATGACCGGCACAGAATCCTCTGTGTCTTTTTCATTAATCGGCGATGAGTTATCTATTGTACATGGGTTAGAACGAAGCAATAAGGGCGCAGCAATCATCGAACTGTATGTGGATGGTCAATTGTACGATACTTGTAGTAATTACAATACAGAAGCTTATGGTAGTACAGTAGTGAATACTACAGGTGATGGTACAACTGTCAAATTTGATTTAGGAAGGGCTTTCACTTACAACCATATAGTAAAAGTAAATGGTACCACTTTAGTTGGTAAAATTAATGATGCAGAATCTGGAGCAACATTCCCTAATGGTCATGACTACATGATTATACGAAAATACGGTAAAAATCCAGATACTCAAGAAACTGAAGTTCATCATTTTCTATATCTAAAAACCGCTCCAGTAACAGGAGCGAATATTGAAGTTTCAATGAGTTATGGTGAAAATATCATTTATACAAAATCGACTATTGGCGAGATTACTGAAAGTATTGAGGGTGCCTTAGAAAGTCGATACGGAGATGATGAAGTTTCATTTGATCCTGCAAATCCAGCTGCATTAAGTTCAGGATTAGATTTTAGACAAACTGATGAAAGAGCAGTGAAAACATGGAATTTCGCAGAATATAAAAAACGAGAATTCATGTTGAAAATAAAAGGGCATGACCCAAGAGCAAATACAACTGTTAGTCCTTATTTCATTCTTAATTTTATTACCAATCGAATGCATCATATTATGAACGCTGGTATTGGTGGTTGGACGGCTGAAAAGTTGTATAACGATAACGGACTACGAAATTACCACCATTTGATGCGATTTGATCCAGACATTCTATTTGTTGAATCTGGTACAAACGATGACTGGGATGCAGCGAACCAATTTGTAGCTACCAAAACAATTACCAATGTAACAGAAGCAGTATTACGTCGCTATCCTACACTTTGGTTAAAGTCATCTAAATATATCGCTGCTAACAATTACACAATTGAAACTGCTGCATTATCCATTGAGGCTATCACTAGAAACAGTGTCAAAATAAATGGTACAAGCACTGATTTAACTAGTGTTAAAAAAGGTGATTATCTCATTGTTGGTGATTATCATTTTGACGAACGTGAAGTATCTACAAGGATTATTGATACATGGGATGCAGCAACAAGAACAGCTACGTTTAAAAAACCTTTAAAACCAAAAGAAATGTTGAACATACAAAACCTAAATGATTTAGTAGGCAGAACCGTAATGATAAAACGGATTGATGGTTTTATTTCTTGGTTAGATAAGGCTGTGGATGGAGCGCGTCAATACAATGATGACGTTCAAATTGGTCTTGTATCAACTGGATTATGTGCTTTTACAACAAGATTATTACTCGGATATCCAGATAAGATAAAAGAACTAGCATTGCAAAAAGAATGTACATTTGCGAATGCTTTTGATTTTATAAAAAGATTCCAGTATAACCAAAATCGAGTTGGATCGGCGTTCCTAAATTCAGCTAATAATACAATATCCTCTGGATCTAATGAGTATAATCTTGTTAATGCAAGTGGAGTTGATATAAACGTAGCGCAGAAGCTTAGAGGGATACGTAATTATAGCGTTAAAGTAGATGGAATTGAACGATATGGGGATGGTTGCTATATCGATAATGCATATGGATATTATTTTAAACCATCAACAACCGCAGCCAATTTAACCATCGACAATTGGAATAACAAAATAACTACTAAAATAGCAGCGGATTATGTAACTACAAAATTAGTCTTTACTAAAGATATTCCACCTAATGGGGCAAAAATCGATGTTTCATTTTCCACAGAGAAATGGAGTAGTGATGATTGTCATATGGGTTCGTTAGGTGGTATTCATATGTATAAAAACTCTTTAATTGATACTATGCAAATTATGATTTACAAATCTATTGGATAACAATGGAAATGGTAATGATAGCATGTTAATATATTATATATTGAATACGTTTGGGGGTATGTATATGCATTTATTTGAAGTAGATAGAGAGTGTACTTATAAAAGTGTAGATTACAAAGTTATTTCTGTATTAGACAACGATTTACTATTAGTTGTACCTAAAGAAGATTTAGCAAATGAAAAATTCCCGTTACAAACTTACGTTATTCCAGAACAAATTGAATAAACTTATTATCCAAAGGGGCTTTTACATCAAAGCTCTTTTTATTTGGTTAAAAATAATGAGGTGATACATTGAAACACATAAAACTTTACAATAAACAATTAAAGTTAAAGGCATATTTAGAGAATGCTTTTAAAATAAGCTATGAGCAGCAGTTCAATGCAATATGGACGGCTGCTTTTTCATTACCTTTAAATGATTTAAAAGATGAAGAAATAACAGCATTCGATTTTCTTGAGATCTTTGACCAAGATAAACGCATTGGAATGTTTCGCATTCTACCAAAAGAGACTGTGAAAAACGAAAATACAAAAACGGTAACGTACAAATGTGAGCACGTTCTAGCTACTTTGCTAAGTGATGTGCTTTTTCGTTATCACCAATTGTCTAATTATACAACCAGACAAGTACTTGAATATTTATTAAACCAACAGGAAATTAAACATTGGAGATTAGGAAAATGTGATTTTGTTAGATATTTTCACTATAGTTGGGAGCATGAAAATACAATACTAGGACCTGTATTTAGTGTTCCAAAACCATTTGACGAACCTCATGCTTGGACGTGGGATGATTCAATAGAAAATTATCCGTGGACATTGAATTTAGAGAAAGCAAGTAATGAAATTACTGGGGAACTTAGATATAGGAAGAACCTTAAAGGTATTCGTAAGGAAGAAGATCCCACTGACATTATCACTAGAATTTATCCTCTCGGATATGGTGAGGGAGTTAACCAATTAGATATTACTAAGGTTAATCCTACAAAGAAAGAGTATATTGAAGCGCCAAAGCATATTATCGATAAGTATGGAATTCAAAAATATATATGGGTAGACAGACGTTTTGAAAATGTGGACGCCTTATTTAGCTCAGGACAAGCCTTGTTAAATAAAAAATGTATTCCAAAGGTATCTTATTCTGTAGAATCTATCGATTATGAGTTAATTGACCCTTATAAAATAGAAAAATATGAGGTGGGTAAATTAATTCAAATTAACGATGAAGAGCTAGGAGTCAACATAAATGTACGTTTAATGAAGAAAAGTAAGTCTGATGTGACTGGTAATCCATTAAATATGAGTTTAGTGATTGGAGACCCAATTGAAGATTTAGGTACAACGCAAGCTGATTTGGAGCGTAGACAAAAGATTAATGAGACGTATTCACAGGGGGCAACTAACATTGATTCGCACGATTATAACGATAATTGTGACCCTGAGAACCCAGCTGTAATTAAGTTCTTTCTTCCTGAGGATTTAGTGAATATAAACTCTCTTATCCTAACTTATGAAACAGAAGAATTTAGAGCGTACAGTAAAGCAACAAAGGGCGGTGGAGCTATTGTAGAATCTACCTCTGCTGGTGGTGCCATAGTAAACTCAACAAGCGCTGGTGGTGGAGTTGTAAATTCAACTTCTAGTGGTGGCGGCTCAACGCAAACATCTAGCAGCGGCGGCGGAAGTACTCAAACATCTAGTTCAGGTGGTGGCGGTGCGTTTACAAGTGAAGCTGGTGGGGGTGCTGTAGCATCATCAAGTAATGGTGGTAATCATCGCCATATGATGTTTGGTTTCCATACAACAATCGGAGATAATCCAGGTGGAATGGAATATCGAAACTATACATCAGCAATTGATAATGGTGGCGGAGCTATCGGTTCAGCAATACCTACTGGAGCAGAAATGGATTTATGGACTTATACAGCGGATGGAGATCATACGCATACAACTTCCATTCCATCTCATAAACACCAGGTTAATATTCCTAACCATTCTCATAGTGTGACTATACCGGCGCATACACATAGTGTGCAAATTCCTGACCATACACATCAAATTAGTATTCCGAACCACACGCATGAGATAAATATACCGAATCACACACATACCATTACTTTGCCAGACCATACACATGATATTCAGCATGGTATTTATAAACTATCAGAGAAACCAGGAAGAGTAACTATTAAGGTTGATGGAAATATAGTCCCTGTAGACTCTACATCAGCGCAGAATATTAATCTTATCCCTTATCTATCTAAAGATGGCGGAGGAAAGATTGAGCGTAACAAATGGCATGAGATAACTATTACACCGGATAAATTAGGAAGAGTTAATGCCAATATTATTTCACGTTTATTCATTCAATCACGTACAGGAGGAACATTCTAATGAACAAAGCAACAGAAGCATTAATAAAGAAGCTAGTTGGTAATACACCCATTATTATGAATGTAACAATTACGGTTGACGAACCAATTATAGGTGCTGAACCGGAAGGGATTTTTGATAAATGTAATATTAAATACTCAGAGAAATTACAAAAGGAGATGGAACAACATGCAAACAATTGAAATCCATACACAAGGCGGATTAAAGCATACAGTACAAACAGAAGTATATGACGCAGAAGCATTGAATACGAAACTAAATGACAATGATTTAATTACAGTTTTGATTGCTGATTTTATTATTCAACGAATTGATGTGAAACGTATTATTCCATTAAGTATTCCTAATGTGGAAGGTACTAAAAAGGTAGAAGTCCATACTAACGGTGGTAAAGTAATTGAAATTACAACAAACGATTATGATCCAATTTTCCTAAATGAACAATTGAACAGTAGTAATACTATTACGGTTGTAATTGGTGATTATATCTTCTCAAGAATCGATATAAAACAAATTGTTCCTGTAAAAGAAGAACCAAAAGAACCACCTGTTACAGAACCAGAACAACCAACTGATCCAGTTGAACCACCAACAACTGAAGAAACACCAGAAGAAACTGGTGAGCAAACCGAACCTACAGAGCAGTTATAAACTGGTCTTTTTTTATTGATAAAAAGGAGATGGGAACATTGGAAGAGGAAATCTTTAAGCTATTTTTACAGCAAGGTTCATGGGCTATGCTTGCAGGATGGCTATTATGGACAAATAATAAGAGGAATGAGCAACGTGAAGACAAATATCAAAAGGTGATTGAAAAGAACCAAGAGGTAATTGAAGAACAAGCAAAAGCATTTGGATCTATCTCTAAGGATGTTACTGAGATTAAACAAAAAATTTTCGAAGGTGATGACAAATGACAAAACATATCGTTGATATTTCAAAATGGAATGACAAGATTAATTGGCCTATTGCAGCACCACAGATTGAATTTGCTATTTGTCGTGTGCAATATGGTTCAAATCTAGTAGATAATTTATATAATGAGCATGTAACTAAACTAGAATCATACGGCATTCCACATGCTGCATATGCTTATGGGTGCTTTGTATCAGTAGCTGATTCAATTGTGGAAGCTAAGGATTTTCTAGCAAGAGTAAATCCAAATGCTAAATTCCTTGTATTAGATGTGGAAGATGATACAGTAAAGTCAATGAAAAGCAAAGGGAATCTTAATGATTTAGCAAAAGCGTCGCAAGCGTTTATTGATACATGTAAAGCTGCAGGTTGGAAAGTAGGATTTTATGTAGCTCATCATATGTATGGTGACTATAATTTACAAAGCGTACAAGCTGATTTTATTTGGTTGCCACGATACGGAACAAATGATGGTAAACCGCAGAAGAAGCCTTCTTATCCATGTGATATCTGGCAATATACTGATAACGGTCATATTGATGGTATTGGAAAAGTGGATATTAATTTGTTAGAAGGGGATAAAACGTTAGGTTGGTATATTAATAATGTCCAAGAAATACAATCACCTAAACAAAATATCATTCAAACAGGGGCATTCTCACCATATGAACTACCTGATGCGGTAGGTGCTTTAAAATCGCTGAACATGACAGGCAAGGTCATTATAAATCCGGAGGGTTTGACTTATATTATCACAGACCCGACATCGGATAAACAACTTGATGCAATGAAAGAATACCTTAAACGTAAAGGTTGGTGGTATAAAGATAAATAAAAGGGCCGGCTCTTAATTGAGTCGGCTTTTTTATTGTTCATTTTTTGTTTAGGTTGTCCCTTAAATTATTTTCAAAGATAATACGTTGGTCTTCAATATCTCTAATGGTGTTATATGTACCCTTTTTACTTGATTTTATTGAGTTTTTAGGTTTACTAGTGGGTGGGTGACATGTTTTGCAACGTTCCTCACCTTTATTTCTTTGGCTAACTCTTGCTTGATACTCATTATTACAATTAGGACATAACCACCATACATACTCAGAAGAATTAGCAGCAACATCTTCCGGTGTTTTTGTAAAATATGAACGCTCATTTTTAGTAGGATGCCACTCTTTTGCTAATTCAGGGTTTAATACGGCTAGGGATTTTCTTAGTTTTACACATTTAGGGCATTCAATATCATTTTTAATTCTTTTGCTTATTCTTTCTTCCCATATATGACCTTGCTCACATACCCAATGAGCTATTTCCTTTGAATTATAAATAACATCATAAGGAGTAATAAAGTCACCGAGATTTGTGTTTTCAAAAACAAACCATTCCTTGGCTAAATCAGGATATCTATTTGCTAAACAATTTTCTTCATTAACTAATTTATCTGAGCAATATCCACAGACTGTTTTATGATTATGGCGATTTTTTATAGATTCCTCCCAAGAATGACCTCGTTTGCATTGCCACCAATAAGATGTCCATTTTTCATCAAATGGCACATTATCTGGTGTTATATCACCGTTTTTGGTAGGGTGCCATTGTTTTGCAAGTTCTGGATCTACTTCTCTTAATGTTTTACTGGCTTTGTTTTCTTTTTCGGTTGTTTTCTTTTGAGCCCTATTTTTCTTTAGACATTCAGGACATTCTTCATTTTTCTTTAGTCTCTCTGCAGGTGTTGCACCCCATTCATGTCCTTCGGCACATAACCACCAGAGGTATTCGTAACTTTCATACGTTAATTCATTTGGATCAATTCCGTTATTTTTGGTAGGATGCCATTCTGATAATAACTTGTTTGATAATCCTTTTTCATATGAAACTAGATTGGTTGTCAATGTAATCACCCCTCGGAATCGTTAATTAATAGCCACTTATCTTGATTTATCGCCTCTGGGCGGATAGTATACTCTTTGATTTTAATATCGTTATTGTCAGGTTTTTTCGGTATATAAGTTGTTACATGAATTTCAGCAGTAGAATAAAGTGACTCGTTATAATCCGGTTTTTCGTCAAGGATTTTAATGTTAGTAATTTCAAATCTATAAGTGTAGAGCTCATGTTTAAAGCGTTGCCCAATTTTTAAGCTTATTTGTGATGGCTTATCACTTGGTATTTCTTCTACAGACTTTCGAATTCGTTCATGCCATCCCCAAGTTCCTGGATCCATACTTTACAACAACCTTTCTATTTATAAATCAGATATCTTTCTAACTTGTTTTTCTTTCTTCTTGAAGTTCCTCTTGTATTCTTTGAACTCTTGCTTATCCACATAAAACTTTTCACCAGTAGCTACATTCTTTACTAATCGTGTTTTCATGAAAAAGAATTTTGTATAATAGTAAACTAAAAATGCCACTAAAGAAAAAGTAAAGGTTGGAATAAATAAAATAACCGCAACGATTAGTAATGCAACATCTACAGACGAATATATCGGCTTTAACACTAAACGTTTCCCTGCTGCAGCTTGAGCTTGTTCTAATTGTTGCATACGTTGTAGCGATGCTACAGTATCATAACTCATGAAATAACCTCCTTGAAGTAATACCTAAATCATACCAATATCATGCAACAACTGTAAATGTTGCATTACTTCACATCAACAAATTCATCAATTTTAAATTTCATATTTAACCGAAATGCGTCAGTACATAAAACAATTTTTGAATGTATGTTTATGTTAGTTACTGTTATATGTTCTTCATGTATGTATCCGTTTCTGTAATAAGAAACAAGTATTTCTTTAGCGTTCTGCAAGGATTCATTTAAACCTCGTTCTATTCGTTCTTTAGTATCATCAGTCAGGAATGGCTTTGGAACCTTGTATTGTTCCTCAATCATTTGACCTATTATTTCATATTGTTCTGGAAGGCTTTTAAACGCTTGCCATTTTACCATGCCACGACCTGTTATTCTTGGAACTCCCCAATTATCCAT